ATCTTTTCTTCGACGGTTATTAATAGATGGGTCAAATCTGGCCGTGGGTTCTTCTCCTGGGCCTCGTGTTTTTGATTAGCTACGACCCGAGCACGCGAAACCTTGCGAATTATTTTGATCAGGAAGTAGTAGAGACGGGTCATGGATCCGATGGAACGCCACAAAAGCATAGCGGTCCCGGTGACCCGGGAATGTGAAGGCGGGCCCCCAAAGTTTCTACTTGTTCATGATCGGCGGTACAAAGAATGGACCTTCGTCACCGGTGGGTGCCGGCGTCGGGAAATTCTCAACCCTCTTCGATGCGCCATCCGCGAACTCGAGGAGGAGACCCGTGGGATCATAAATCTGAAAAAGGGAAGTTATTCCTATTTCAGTTTTTCCTTCAGAGATGCCGAGGGCGTCAACAACGTGTACCACGTGTACGTGTTCGAGATGCCCATCACGAACGGCGAGCAGTCTCATATTGTGAAACGTTTCAACGAAGAAAAATCAAAAATGGAGGGGCGCGAGGTGCCGTTCCGCAAAAATTACGACGAGAATGACGGGTGTGAATTTGACACACTTGACGGCATCACAAAGCGGCGCGACCTGTGGGAGATGATCAGGACCCACGTCATCAAGAATCCCGCCTTTCACCAGGTGCTCGCGGCGCCCGAGAAGCAGACGTTCTTCTTGCGCCCGTAAAGTTTTTTTAAAAAATTTTCAAAATGTAGAAATGACGCAGTCAAAGATTGCCATTGCCAAGCGCCTCGCCGACCTCCGGCAGGATGGGTCTGACCCCGAGACGCTTGCCCGTACCATGACCGTCATGAAGATGCACCACGAAATTGAAAAGATTGTCGAGTCCAGGGAGCAGCCAGAGCCGGTCACCGAGCCCGAGCCCGAGCCCGAGCCCACAGAGGAGCCCTTCAAGCCCCTCGTACAGTCGATATTCGACGCCTTTTTTGGTGTTGATAGAGATTAGGAACGCTAGACTATCATGTTTATCAAGCGATGGACACGAAAGGGTACGGACGCGCCAACGCACGTCCTCATGGATGGCGGGCAGCTTCACGTGCCCGACGCCGATCTGGACGCCTTTTACAAGGCTTACCTGGCGGATATTGCGTGCGGGACCCGACTCTATGTCGTTGAACAAAAGACGGAAATTTTTAAATTTTTTGTTGATATTGACTTCAAGGCGGAGCGGGCGCTCACGGATGCCGATGCTCTCGAGTTGTGCAGGCGCATATGTGAAGCGGTCGGACACGGTCAGTGTCTCGTGGCGCGCGCGCCACCCAGGAGGGTAAAAGATGAGATCAAGTCGGGATTTCACCTGCACTGGCCCGATCTGTGCGTGACGCGTCAAGAGGCGCTCGCTCTAAGGACCAAAATTCTCCTCGAGCTCGACGGCGATGACTGGGCCCAGATTATAGATTCGAGTGTGTATGGCGGGTCGGGACTGCGGTGCCTTTGGTCGCACAAAAAGCCGGAAGGGGCGCCCTATGTTCCATGGATTTCCGTACCGAATGAAACCGCCCTGTCACCCGTACCGAGCGCCGAGACCCTAAAGCTCTTTGCCGTACGGGTCCCAGGGCAGGCTGGGGGGCAGCAGCCCAAGATACGCAGGGTGGCGTCGGCGCCGGGGTGCATTGTGCCGAGTGACTCGCGGCTCGAAGAGTTCATCCGAACGAATCTCGAGGGTCAGAACACGGCGCGAGTCAAGGCGGTCCGTAAAACGCGCAAGGGCGAGGGCAAGGGGCTTTGTGTCGAGACGGATTCGCGGTACTGTGAGTGTATCAAGGGTCTGCACAAGTCTAATCATGTGTGGTTCTGGATTCTAGACGGCACGATTCGGCAGGTCTGCCTAAATGAGGAGTGCGATGGGTTCAAAGGCCGGCAACATATTCTCCCTCCTTCTATTAGTAATGAAGGTGCTCGTGTGGCTAGTCCTCCTCGTCACAGTGCTATTGATCTTCTTCCCAAGACCTGGAGTGGGTCGTTTCAGGAATTTCGAACTGGAGGCGCACCCGTACTCGGGTCTTGATCCGCAGGAGTGGAAGTCGTTTCTGACTGAGCTGCGGGCGTTCGACGCCAATCCTGACCGGGCCGCGCACCTCTACGGAGCCATTGAGCACCTCCGCAATCTCGGCCTCATGAACACGAATTACACAGAGAAGATTAACGAGATTTCCGATCGCCTGGGCTACGAGGGCGAGGTGATCGCAAATCAGCTTGCAATTTCCAAAGGAATTCAATTTAGGCCAAAGTACTTAAACGATACGATCCCATTGCAACCTATAGATGACTACCGGACAGGAGCCCCCGTCGGCAACGGATTCCCCGACCCCAGATCCCACGGTCAGTGAGCCGGTCCAGCGCACGCGCTCCGGCCGTGTCTCCAAGCCTCCGGTGCGTTACGAGCCTGTAGAGCGGGTCGAGGATGACTACGCGACCGACGAGTATGACGAGGACGAGTCCGACGTGGGCTCTGAGATTGAGTACAGTGATTCTGAACTGGAGGACGAGGAGGCTGATTCAGAGATGGATGACTTTATTGTCGAAGATAAAAGCGAGAGTGACGAGGAGGATAATGGATCCGATGGAGAGACAACCAAGCCCCAGTCCCGAGGAGCTCCAGCAGCAAAGCGTCCCACCGTGGCTCCAGTACGCAAGTCCACCGCCGCAAAAAAGTAAATTTGAGGAGCTCATGCAGAACCCCATTGCGATCCTGGCCATCGGCATCGTCATCGGTGTCATCATCGTCTCGATGAGACCGATTGTCGTGCAAGGTAAAAATATATAGGTAATTATTAATGGCATCTCCGTGGAATTTCGCCGCCGCGATGAACGCGGAGAAGCAGGCGCGCGGACGTCTGGTCAATGCCCAGCGCACGGCCCTCGGGGCGTACGGACCGGCTTACGGTCCTCATACCGGCACGCGGTCTGCGGCTTTTTACGCGTCTCCTCAAGGCCAGGCTGCCCGCCAGGCCCACTACGCGGCGGTGGGTCCGGTCGTGACGGCCCGGCGCAACGTACGCAATAGATCTGCTAATGTGAATGCATTGGCCAGAAGACTTACAACGACTTACCACTGGCCTGGTTTGGTGACCTCGAACCAGGCTCGCCAAGCCGCCGAATCCATTCTTCATATGGCACGCAGTGGAAACGCCGCCGCTGTGAACGCCCTTTATCGCAACTTGCCAAAGAATCTCGTCTTGGAAATCATGCAATACGTTAGGCAGTAACGAAATAGTACATGGGCGCGCGCCCACTCGGTGAATCATTACCAACAAAATCCCCTAGGGGGCCAGTCTTTTTGGCATATACATCCTCTTGCAGGAATCCGACCCAGGCCCCTTCGCGGCGCTGGCTGTCTGTTTCCTTTAAGAATTCTGCATCATAAAATGGGGTGCGCGCCTCGTTGGACTCCCATGTGGGCGTCTTTAACATAGGAAGAACCTGATAGGCCTTTGAAATGAGCCAAAGGACTACTAGGAGGGCGATCACGGTGAGAATCACCGCCATCTAATATTTTAGGTTGATATTAATTTACTGGGGGACCACGTTGCCGTCGCCATCCACAAACTCAATCTTGGGCTTGTTCTCCGCCTCGCGCTTCGCAATCTCGGCCGCCACCTCGTCGTCCGCCATCTTCACGAGCTCCTCGATCGGCTTGTCTGGGAAGTCCTTCTGCAGACGCTCCAGAACCTCCGCCGGGTGGGGAATCGGCGGCACGTCGGGCTTGTTGTAGAAGCGCGAGTTCTCGTCACCCGGCTCGATGTAAGGCGTGTCCGAGCCCTCAATCGGCTTGGCCACCATGTCGCGCTTGCGCTTCTCGAACATCGCCGCAGCCTGCGCCTGGTTCTCGCGGTACTTGGTCATAATCTCCTCGAGCTTCTCGTTGGCGTAGTGCGCATCCTCAATCTTGGAGCGATCCGGGGGGATCAACAGCCACTTGTACATGTCCACGACGTAAATGTCCACCAGAGCATCCTCCTTCTGCAGACGCTTGGCGTGCGTGGCCGCCTCATCACGCGTCGCGAAGCACCCGCGGATCTTCATTCCCAGTTGATCATTTTTTTGGGGCAATTCCGGGCCGACAAAAGAGACGCATGCGAAAACCTGTCCTGGGACCGTGAGGTAGTCCTGCTCGAGAGAACCCATTTAGAGATACAGTGAGCCATCTTTTTAAGTACATACAATGGAGGCTCTTAGGAAGTTGCACAATGACCGCAAACGTCAGCTTATCCAAAAATGGGTCAAACCCGGCTCGTTCGTGCTCGACTGCGGCTGTGGTCGGGGAGGCGACTGGTGGAAGTGGAAGGCGGTCCGCGCACGCGTAGCCGCGATCGACCCAGACGCCGCGTCACTCATCGAGGCGGAGGCGCGCGCTCTCGACATGAACTTTGGCGTGTGGTTTCTCGGAGAGGGTGACATCCGCCAGGCGGTGGCGTCCGGCCCGTACGACGTCGTG